TTCTTGTTGCTGCATTCTGCTTTGATATGCTTTCTTGGCATCTCGTTGTGCCACAAAGGTAATACATTTCTTTCAAATATGTGTTGCGTTCTATAAAAATACGCAGGTTTTGACATAAACTATACGACAAAAAAATTAATACCTCATGGAACTAAGGTCGTTTGGATAAAAAATCGTATATTTGCACGGCATTATATGCTTGATATAGTTCACTTGAAGTTTAACTTAAAATTACTATTGACAAAAAAGAATTAAAAAGAGTTTTTAAGCATCCTTGGCTCAACTGAGATACCAGAACTTGCACTTCAAAACACATCAGTTAGGTTAGGACAATGGATATCTGTGCTCTAAATATATGGGCGTGGACAGATTGATTGTTGTCTGATGTGGGCTGTGCAAGGCCTTGGTATCAACTTGATTTCTTCTGCGCCCTTTTTCTTAATAGAAAAAGAGGGCTTTAGCCTTCAGATAGTACAAAAAAATACAACTATGCTGAAGAAAATTAAAATGAAAAATAGTGAGGTTGAACAGCTTTCAAATGCCTCACAATATGCCTTTCCGAAGTATGCAACTCAAATTATCAATTTATTGAATAGTAATGCACAAGGTACTCGCCCTGCTGTTGTAGGGCAAATGTCTGAACTTATTCAGGATTTTCAAGGAAAGTCATTGGAGGAATGGATTATATGGTATAATGAACGCCAACCTGATGCGGTTCACAATGCTACAGAAAAAATTTACAACATGTATCAACTCATGAGTGAAGCTTTTAATGCTGTTACTCGTGAGATGATAGAGGAATGGGTAAAAGATTTAGTTTATACTAAAACATATTGTGGGCTTAAATTTCAAAGTGCAATTATTGCATTTCTCGCCGGAAAAGTTGGCAAGTCATGGCGTCTGGCAAGTGTCGAAGAAGAAGCAAAAGGAATAGATGGTTTTATTGGTGATATTCCTGTACAGATTAAATCTATTACCTACAAAATAGAAGCTCGCTTGTCTGAAACAATAGAAGTTCCTATTGTGTATTATGATAAGAAGAAGGATGGCATTAACATTGAGTATGATACTGATATTTTTTAGAAATAGATATGGATGAATTTGTATTATCAATAGACAAGGACAAGTTTCGTTCTACCAATGCGAAGTGGAATGAACTGATGCTAAACGATCCTTGGTCGGTTGGTTATGTTTCTACTCTTATCGAAGCTGCCGACTGGAAAAGTAAAGAAGAATGGGAGGAAACTTATTATGCAAGTGGAAAAGTTCGTAATGCTTTGATTGAACAAAAGGCAGAAAACTTAGGGTGTTCTAAAGAGTTTTTTAATGACATTACTGTTCCATATGATAAGTCGAAGTATTATAAACTTAGCTGGGATATCAAGAATATCAACACACAAAGGGGAAGAACCAAAGAGGATTTTCAAGAAAAGGGAAAGATCCTTTATGAAGCTGTTAAGAATAATGGCTATGGTCTTACTCTTGACGAGTGTATTGAATGTGTTCGTTTTCGTGTAATTTGTGAAACTTGGAATGGAATTATTCTCAGAGAAAACAATACGATAGAAACTTTGCATAGATTATTCCCAAATCTGCGTTTTGAGAAAGCAGAAGGCGAGATGGATCATACTTATGCGGTTGATTTTCAGGTATACAATCATGATACCAGCTGTTTAATATGTGCAATTCAGGTTAAGCCCAAATCGTATCTTCAGAATGCACCATACATAAAAAAAGCGAGGGCTGCAAATGCCAATAAATATGCGGCTTACAAAGAAAAATATGGTGTACCTGTTTTAACGGTAATATCTACAAGTAGAGGTGAAATTCAAAATCAGGAGATTATTGGACAGATAAAAAAAATGATTGATGAAATAAGATAAATGAATAAGGGGCTTTGAAGCCCCTTATTCATTTACTCAAATAATGTTCCTTTCTCCTCTATAGGCATATCATTGATTCTTCTTCCCAATAGATAATTAGATTTGAATTCCAACTTGTCTATTTCGTTGGTAAGTTCGACATTTTTAATGTAGTGGAAAGTAAGGTCTGTTTCTTGCTTTGTCATTACCTTGCATTGAATATGGTCATTATCGTACTTAACTTCTTTGTTTTGCTTAACTCTATCATCAACAAATAGCAAATGTCTTTTATATCGATCATAAATAAGAGAGTTGGCTTTGACAATATCAATAGAGCTTAATATTTTCTTGAGCAAGGGCTTTAATAGTTTGTCAATTTCAAATCCAACACTATTTCTTTCTGATAAAATAGCTGCTAACGCTGTGGTTCCTAAACCCATAAATGGGTCAAGTACAACATCACCTTTTTGCGAGTACATATTGATGAGTCTATAGGGAAGTTCCAATGGGAATGAGGCGTTGCGTTCTCTCGAAGGAGCCTTATCAATAGTTTGTTTTACTCCTTTTATTTCCCAAATATCCGAAAACCAGACATTTCTTTCTTCCCAAAAGAAAGAGCTGTCTCTACGTGTATCTTTCTCTGAAGCCTTCTTGTAAGACCGCTTACTTCCTTTTCTGAATATCAAGATCCATTCATGTTCAAGTGTGACATAGGCACCGCATGGAAGCATTCCACTCCCCATGAATTTATTTGGAGCATTGGTTGTTTTCTTCCATAGTATGTTTGGAAGATTTGTAAAGCCTAACTTCTCACAAGCCTGAATAATTCTGGTATTATTATTATATAGTGCAAACTCACCAGCGATAGTTCTTGTAGCATCCCCGATATTGATACACAAGAATGCCCCTTCTTTAAGAACTCTCCAACATTCAGTCCATACTTTATCAAGCTCTTGATGCATTAACTCAAATGCCTGACGCGGTTTGTTCTCTTCAAATGCTTTTTTAATCTCATAGTTTTGACTGCTCATGATCTCATCCCACATCTCAATCATAGGATACGGAGGAGATGTAACAACAATATCAATAGTGTTGTCACCTAACAGATTCATATTCTGTGCCGCCTTGAAATAAACAGTATGCTTCATAAATTTACTTCTTCGTAGAAACAATTAATTCCTTAACATCTACGTCTAATAGTGATGCTATTTTTACAAGTGTTGAAAGATCAGGTTGAGCTGCATTGGAACACCAACGACTTGTTGTCGTGACACTAACTCCAAGTTGCTCTGCAAGCCATTTACCTGTATGCCTTTGTTCAATAAGAACTATTTTTATTCTATTAATTACATGCATTGCTTATATATTAAAGTTTGCTGCAAATAT